ACGCTGCGGAATATATTCAGCAACAAAAGCATCAAAGCGTTCCATAAAGTCTTTACGACTACATGCATTTTGTACATGCCTACTAACAGTTACAATTTCTTTAGGAGATAGTACTTTGTGTAGTGTTTCTAGTTTAGTAACCTGTGGTGCTACTTCTTGTACAACACTTAACGCCCATGCAGGCCAGTTGAATTTTTCTAGATCGTACTCTAATGTACAATTATTAAATTCTTTTTGAAGTGATGTTAGTTCCATTATTTCCTCGTGTTTACTTGGCAAGTATTAAAGTTGAAGTTGCTGGCATTTCCAGCACAGTGTATATCTTCATGTGTAAATGTCCATACATCACCTTTTTCCCATTTAGTAATAGGTTGTTGCTCAAACTCAACAAGATGTCCTAATGTCCAATCTTCTAAAAATATAAGATATCTTAAGCAATCATCAATGTCCACATTATGCTTTTTTCTAAGTTTAAAAAATTTGTCTGCATGTACAGGAATAGTTCCTGACGGCTTAATTTGTGTCCAGCTTATACTGCTGACTGCTTCATTTTCAATGTATAGTTCTTTAAAGAACCTACCATAACATTTTGGTAATTGTCCATCAAACCCTTGCATTAAATTATTTGTTTCATCAAAGTAAGCATCATGAAAATTTTCATTCTGTCCTGTGCTTACAGATTCGGGCCATTTGTAATTCTGTAAATCTTCTTTCCAGAAGTCATCTACTTTGCCCCAGTACTTTAGCATTATGTATAATCCTCCAATACACCTTTACGTTTTAAATCAAGTGTTGCACAATGCAAACCACCACTTAAAGTCATAGCATGTCTAAAGCGTACAGGTACACTAGTAATACCATGCTTGTCTAATTCTTTCATTAAAGGTTCTTGAGTATCATCTACCACAACAGTATCGTGATTAATACTTAAAATATTCATTCCTATATAAGGACTACAAGGAGCAACACCTCCTGGTATCTTACTTCCTTGAGCAACACAATCATCAAACCAAATCTTATCCCATTTCTCAAATACCTTAGGACAGTTTTCTGCGGTTACTCTTGAACTGTTTAGTAATACTAATCCAGGACGTAAAGGTACTATTGTGCTATCAAAGTGTCCGTAACTGTAAATATGTTCTGCAGGGTGTATACGATAACCTCTATGCTCTAAAACATTTTGTAACCATTTCAGTCCCCAGTGGTTACCTGTGTTACTAATTTGGAATAATATGTCTTTACCTAAACGTACACAATTTGGTGCATCAAAGATAGGTTCTAAGTTTAGCAAACTAGGCTTGCCTTCAATATCTTCAAATTGATATCCTTCATCTGGCAATATTGGCTTAGGTGCAGCAATCCATTCAACACCATCGTCAATTGCTTCTAACATGATGTTTCTGTATGCTCTTGTTTCATATTGCCTTGCACGACAAGCACTTGGAGTTTCAATTACTAAGTTGTCCATTGGCAATAGTAAATCTCTAGGACACCACGTATACCAACCTGTAGTTTTCCATTCAGGTGTACTAAATTCTACACTGTGATCAATAGGAATAGGTCTGTGTACTTTTATACCTTCTTTAGATAAAACGTCACTCAGTCCTTGTAAATCTTCGTTGGCTTCGTCAATAAGCCATTCTGGGTATGCGCCTTCTAAAGGCTTAATTAAATCTATAGGATGATTAGTGTAGCTCATACTCATAGTGCTACGATCAACAGTTGGTACTCTAGCATGATCAGCTATTCCAACTACTATCTCTTCTAAGGGATCCCAATGGTTGTGAGTAGATACTTTCATGTTATTCCTTTTTAAATGTATCTTTGTTAATATATATCAGCAAAGACAGCCAGTCTTGCGAAGTGTGGTTCCATGCTTCGTGTGGTATTTGTGCATTAAAAACAATTGGTTTGCTAACGTCTGCTATATCTTCTCCAACTTTAACACCTAACTCTCCTTGTGGAATATGGAAACCTGTAAACACATTATAGAATGGAGTTTCTTCGTACAACGGCCTTTCCATATCATCAATATGCTTTGGCATAATAGACTTAGGGCCTATGTTTATAATAGCAGCACGTTCAACACCTTGCATACTTTCAAGTATATCACAAACAGGTTTTAGTCTTGGTATTCGATTATCTTTATCTGGGTGAAATATACAAATACGGAAGTCTACGTTATCTCTATCTTTTGGATGTATTTCTGTTAAGTCAGGACTGTCATCATATTCTGTTACATCAACTAGATGTTCTACAATACAAAACTTATTAGGTATAGCAGTCTTTGCTGCTTCTACTGCTTGTAAAAACTTATCATGGTCAACGTATGTTTTAATATCATGCAACATGGTTAATAAGTGCTTCCTTGTTTGCTATATTTGTTTTTGCTATACTGTTTATTACTTCTTGTTTATTTTCAACTGTGTTAACGTCTAATTGTTTAGGAAATGTAAGTATGTTTACTGACCACTCAACATCTTTTAAACTGTTAATATAGTTTTCTAAATCAACAAGTCCGTGATAGTTATTTCTATGTAGCACAGTGTTTACACTTAATTTGTAACCCCATATCTTTACTTGATCGATAAAGCGTTCTATCTTATTCCATTCGCAGTTTTTTCTTACACGCTCATTTAGTTCGCCATAGCCGTCAAGACTTAGAATGAATTCAACACTTTTACATTTTTCAAGTTGCCTTATTGTTTCTTTGTCTAACATAAATGTACCGTTAGTGTTGTATATCACTGTCATTTTACTTAGATCGTTTACCATTTCTAGTAAGCGTCTATGCCTGTTAGTCATTAACGGTTCGCCACCTAAGAATAATATCTTTGTTACAGTGTCTGGAATAGAAGTTATTTCATCACTGCTTACAATATGTTTCTTTTTATTTGGGTCTAGTATCTTACCCCACTCGCTGCTAAACTCTGGATAACAACCGTCGCAGGCTGCATTACAAATATTATCAAACCCTATTTCTAAATATTCTAATTTTACTTCTTCTGTGTCATACTCAGCATTAAAGCGTTCACGCAAACTATTCTTGCCTAGTGACTCTTCGTGTATGCATTTTGCACAATTAGGATTATCTTCAACCGGCGTTTCTCTTAACTTTTGCATTTCTGGTAAGTCAAGTATCTTATTTAGATTACCGTCAAAAACAGCAACAGGTTCTTTGTAGCGACAGCATGGAAATATTCTATTTCCACTACGCACATTAGTATGCTTATAAAATGCTGCACATTTACTCATACGATGGCGGTCTCTGTACTAGATTACTATATCCTGTTTGATTAAGATAATAGTTTACTTCCTCTCTTGGTGCACCATAATGCTCAACCAAATAATCAAAAAGTAAATGTTGTTTATCAAGATAACGCTTTGCTAATTGATAGTTATGTTCTATATCATCAATTAGTCCTTGCGGCTTCTTAAGTTTTAAAAAGTCTGCTGTATTAGTTACAATTGCATCAAGACGTTGCTCCTCTGTTTCAAGGTGTGCATACTCTGGTATAGTCATGTATTCTGTAAATGTTCTGAACCCAAGATTTTCCATATATTTGAACTGATCTATGTCGCCTGCAAACAAGAACGGGTGTTTATGAAATACTGCTCTCCAAAATTTTTCTGTCACAAAAGAATTGTTTGTACTATAATTCCAATAGTTAGGGCCTTCACTAATAATGCTTAAACACGTTTCTGGAAATATGCTACTGTCAATTAGTGCAGGTGCTTTAGCCCAATCAGTATCACCAACATCATGCCAATCACCTGTTTGATAATATTCTTCTGCAAAAAACTTTTTAGCATTTTCGTATTCATCACCTATTCTTCTATCAGCAAAATTACAAAACTCGTTAAATTCTTCTTCTGATAAAATATGCATTATATCCTTGCATACTTTACGTTCTTCTTCTGTCCATGGAACAAAGAATGTCCAAATAGCATTATAGTCTAACATTCCAAGTTTATAATACTTGTAAAGCAATCCTATACGATTCATTCTCGATGGCACACCGCCAAGGAATAAAAATTTATTTGCATGTGGATTGTATTCAGTTAGTTTATTTTTTTTAATTCTATCTTCGTAAGATTTATAAGTGAATTGAAGTGTGTAATCAATAGAATACATTTTATCAAATGCTACAGGCATAATCCATTCGTGTCCACCATGGCCTGAAACAAACACTAGTTTTTCTATTCCTAGTTTTGTACAACGCTCTTTCATCTTAGCAACTTCACCTGGCCATATATTCGGCTCTAGATTTAAAACACCATCAATCATCATTACTGCAATGACAGTATCACACCCGTCTTTGGCTGCTTGTTTAAGTTCTTTGAATATCCACTTTAGTTTTAATTTGCTGAATACCTGTTTATCAAGATTCCACCTATTATTATCAGGCGTCCATTCTATATTAACTACTCTTGCTTTATGCACTGTGCGAACTCCTCAATTGACATAGGTAGAAATTTATGAAAACTGAGCCTATTCAGTTCAGCATCAGGACTGCCGCCACCTCTATCGTATTCTACATACTTGTCTTGAGGCGCAATACCAAATAATACCGTGCTACTAGGCTCGACACCTAAATGTTTACAAAATTCTAATTGTTGTGATTTATACTTTTTATAGATAAAGTCAGGACTATAATTTTCCATTAATTGTAAACCTATATAAGCACCTAGTCTATTCACGTAACTATTTTTGTTATAAACAAATAAAGTATCATCGTCATCGTATTTGCTTAAACGCATACCTATCCTTGCATGTGCTACTGGAAATGTTTTTGATAAACTAAAAACAATATCAGTTATACATTCGTGCTTAAAGTTAAATTCTATAGCAGACGATATACCAAAATAGCAACAGTCAAGTAAAACAGGTATACCTAGTCTATCACATTCATCTAATGCTGCTTCGTGTAACTTGTGTTTGTTTCCTGTATTACTAAAAGGTAAACTAATAACTAGTGCGTCATTGGCATCTAAACAATCATCATCGGCATACAACCAATTAAATTTATCACGCCATGCTAACTGGTGATAAAGATATTCACCTCTAAAACATCTGAATCTTCTATCCTTATGCTTCATGTAAAATTTATCAAATGATTCAGTAGTACCATGAGAGTAACATTTGTAAGGAAAATCATCTATGCCTGCCATTAAATTTAGAGCTGACATTCTAATCCAAGCATGATATCTTTCTAAATATTCTTCAGTTACATTTACATCATACATATGTTCTGTGAATCTAAGAGGCATCATGTTCAAAAAGTTCATTACTTCTTGATCGAGGACTGCTCCTGAATGTCCAAATGGTAAATGTTTTTTATCGTATGGAAACTTTTGCATACTAGTATTTATATGCGCAGTTTATACCTGTTGAATTTTTATGTTTTCGTAGTGTGATCTTGGAGTTGTCGGATCGCCTTGTTGATCCATACGCTTTGGATTGGAAGGACACATTGAGCAAAAACTTTCACATCCTCTAGCAAAAAACTCTGCTAGTTCTTGATCTGTGCAATCTGCTGTTATTGGCTTATACTTTAAATAGGGATCCCATTTAGGAGATAAGTTGTATAATTTCTTTTGGAATGGTAGATATGCTAGTGGCGCACATTTGTATATTTCGTTATCTAGTAGTTGGAAACAATCTTGTCCTGTAATACAATTGTCCCAACTCTTCTGTGCGTCATTGTCTTCATAAGGCATCATATTGTTTCCATACCCTTTGTATATTTCAAACCAATATGTATGGCACGGAGCAACTTCTGCTTTAATGTTATAATCTTTTTTCCATTGTAATAGTAATTCTTCTGCAGGAGCAAACTTTTTCATATATGCTTCTTTAGTACTATGCTTACTAAGACTAATAGATATATTAGTTTCTTCTAACACTTTAGGTAAGTCAGGATACTTGTAAAGCAGAAAGCCATTAGTTTGTAAATTTAAGTTTTCGCAGTCGGGCCAGTACTTTCTTGTTAAGAAAAGAATATTATAAATGTCTTTGTTTAGTAGAGGCTCTCCTCCTAGTATATCAATGGTTTCTGGATCAAGTCTATGAGCCCAGCTCTTATACCAAGATTCTAACTCGTCATACTTCACTATACCTGTATGTCTATGATTACTAAAATGCCCACACCCTACACATGTAAGATTACATGAGTGAGCTACATGCCACTCAAGATGTGAGATTTTTAACTTTGACAAGGTCTACTCCTTTGAATGCTTTCTTTCTGTTTTTATCAAATTGTACATCAACTGAAAGTTCTTTTGGCTTTGGTTTTTTGTGCATAGCACACAAAGAACATGCTGGAATTGACTTTCCTATATTGTTAAAGAAGTCTTGCATTGTTTCTTTGTCTTGGTCTACTGTTAATGGCTTATAATCTTCTAATAATGGGTATGCTCTTTCTTCGTAATATGTTTGTGTTTTTAATTCATCATAGTTTAGCACTAGAGGACATTTAAATAGTTTGCCTCGTTGTAGTGTATGGCAGTGTTGTCCGTATAAACATGCATCATGACTCTCTTCTCTGTCGCCATCATCTAAAATTATTGTATTGTCTTTTACTTCTTTTACATAGTTAGGAAACATCTTATCTACAATAGTATGTCCAATAGCATACTTTCCATCAATCTGCCACATATCTAAATGTTCAAATCCGTATGGATCATCATAATCTGGATTTATCCTTTCAGCTCTGTCGCCGAATGGTTCTAGAATTTTATCAATGAACATTTTAAATTTAGGAATATCTTTTTGATCATGTCCTGATAAATTTAAACATACACCTGCTTCTAAAAATGTACGAGTTGTTTCAACATTCTTTTTCAATCCTAATAATGTTCCGTTAGTTACAACGTTCACTTGGCTATCTGGCCATAGGCTTTTAATACCTAATGCCCAGTCTAACAGTTCAGGATTAAGATATGGCTCTCCTCCTAGTATGTCAATCTCTGGGAAGTTTGCTTTCTTAGCCCATTCTTCATAAAGATGCTTTTCTTCCCTCCAAGACATTACTCCTGCAAAATTATAATTCTGCAATGTACCACATGCATTACATGTAAGATTACAGGTATTGTTTATAATAATGCATACAGGATTTTCACTGGGTAGGCTTAATCTATTATCCATATTACTATTTATAAGAGCATATAACTGCATAAGTAACTATATGAATGCTGTAGATTTCTATGAAAAAAACAAAGATTGTATATGGAAAATGCCTGCGGCTCCTGCTGATTGCAGCAATGACGTAGAACTAGCACATTGGTTGTTGAACAAAGCCAACTTTGGTTGGTTAGAATTAGACATAGATATTCCTATAGACTTATGGAAGTCAGATATACAGCATACTAAATTCTATAACCATAGAGGAAATGATCACCCAGGTTGGAACAGTGCTTGTATTCATGGCATTGATGTTGACAAAACCGGTGCATGGACAAATTACGGCTATGAGCATGAAGAAGATGTTCCTTACAAATGGACTACACTAAGTGAATCTACACCAAGTATAAAAAGTTTTTGGCAACGTTTTCCTTATGAAACTTATCGAAGAATACGACTTATGCAAATAGAGCCAGAAGGTTATATTAGTCCACACAGTGACGCACCTGGAAAGTTACCAGGTGAGGATAATTTAGATATTTTAGAGTTTGGTGTTCCTATCAATGTAGCAATTATACACCCTAAAGATTGTGTAATGACTCTTGAAGGATATGGTTGTGTACCTTTTGAAGAAGGCAAGGCATTTATTATAAACATTAGAAACTATCATAGTGTTATTAATCCATCTAATCAATCAAGGATACATTTAATTTCACATGGTATTCCAGGAAAAAGTAAAAAAGAATTTGCAGAGCTTGTAGCAAGGAGTTATCGAAAACAATATGAATATAGTTGAATACAACAACACAGACGATAGAGAATTAGTATTTTGTATTCTAGATACAACTACAACTATTACAGATCCATGGATAAAAGAGCTTACTAAGAACCAAGCAGATTTCACACTACAAAACTTGTTTAGCAAAGGCTACAGCGTACTTCAAGGTACGAATGAGTACTTACTACTACTTGAGGCACAAAACCGCTTTAAATACGCTTGTGTGCTGTCTACGGGTACAGAATTCACTAACGGCACAGCAGGTATTGATGCTATTGCTAAATTATGCCAAGATGACTTTGTAGTAACAGGACATATTTTGGATAGAGGTGATGCATACTATGAGCTACATCAACAGTGCTATCTAATTAATTTACAAAAATGGCGTGAGCTAGGAATGCCTACTATCGGTGATGAAAGTATGGGTGAAGACTTTTTTACAAGACAGCCTGTAAGAAGTCAAGAAAATTATCATGACGAGTACACACCTGTATGGATTGCACCCGGTTGTGAGTTTCAACCATACAATCATAAAAGGCATGGTTGGAACATTATTCAAAAATCTTTAGATGCAGGTTACGGTATACGCAGTTTTGATGACAGTGTTAGAAATAACAAGTATCATCTGTATCCTGAATCACCTAAAGACTTTTACAAGCAGATAGAATATGCATATTACAAAGACGGGTTTTGTAGAACCGAACATGTACATACAGATCATACCGAACACCCTAATAGAAAATACAAAGACTTACAGCAAGTAGTTGTACCTGCCAGCGGAGAAAATTACAAAGACTGGTTACATAAAGAACTTCCTGTTAAGGTTATTATGTATGATTACAACAAGCAAAGTTTAGACTATTGGAAAGAAAATGTTGAACGTTTACCTAATGTAGAATATGAATTTATTGAATGGGACTTACTAGCAGAGCATTATAATATATGTGATCACCTTGATTTAAGTAAACAAGAGTTTACATTGTTTAATTTAAGCAACATTTTTTGCTATGAGGGTACTAATACACTATACAGTATCAAGTATAAACTGCAAAAAGAGAACCATTTAATTAATTATTTGAAGGAAAAAATGCCTGCTGCACAGATAAATTTCAGCTCAAGAACTTCCGAAGCATTTACATATTATAACTTATATGGGTCTGTAAGAGATATAGTTGTGTATGAAATTGAAAACTTTAAATGCCCTACATGGCATTCTAGTGACTGGTATACTCAGTAACCTGTAATACAAGCCTTGGTTCAAAAGAAAGATTAGCAGCACCGTGTTCGTCTTGCGAATGCTCATATTCAAACACATCACCTCTTTTGTAATTTGCTATCATTGAATTACCGTATAGAAAAACATGTCCTGCTACATAATCTTGTAAAGGTACCCAAAAACGTTTACATGTTTGATCTTCGTGTGTAAGAGGATCTGTATGCATAGGCATCATTTGCCCAGGTAGCAGTTTAGTAATCCACCAATGGCATTTACCAAACGTCCATGGAAACTTTAAATCTATTTGTAGATCTTGTTGCTCGTAAACATACCACATTGTTTTACCAAAGTCAAATGTTGATTTGCCTTTTTCCCAAAGCTCTTTTTCAACATCATTAATTGGTTTCCAATCTCCAGGGCGGGCTTGTCCTTTTGCATCCATTACAAGTTTATTTAGAGCTGGGTTAAAATCTTTTTCAAAGTTACCAATCCACTTCATTAATAATTCTCCAAGTAGTCGATACCTAACTTCTTTCTAAAGTCATCTGTAAACTTACAGTCAATACGCAAACCGTATTCAACTTCTACACTGTTTTCTCCGCCATGCCAGTCTTGGTCATTCCAAAATGCTGCATTACAGTTTAAGTAATGTTTGTTTTCTGACTCTGGATCCCAAATATAGAATCCTCTTTTTGTGCGATAGCGTATATGTATAAATTCATTATTGTGCGGACTGTATTGCTTATCATCATGTACTCCATTATTAGCGTCTAAGTCTCTGTGTTCAAATGCTCTGCCATTATGATCACAATGAAAAAATATTACTCTACCTATACGATCAATAATGTTATTTGTTTGTAAATCTTCAACCCATTTTACAACACCTGGAAAGTATTTGCTTTCTTCTGTTTTCTGCCTTTCAGCATTACGCTCATTCCAATCACCTTCATTCCAAAGGAGTAATAAATGTATGGATCATTAGCACCCATTGTTGCTTTAAGGTAACGAGTAAAGATATTACGCTGTTTATAGTCGCCAAAATCTTTAGGAAGTATTGTCTGCCCATGTACTTTAATAGGATCGTCATCAGGCAATGCTTCATATTCTTCCATAGCTTTGTATATTGGTTTCCAATTCAATATATAACTTGAATCTTTCCATTCAAAGCCAGGTGCCATCCAAGTTCCTTCTTTTGCATAGTCTCTTGCTAGTGCAAATCCTTTAGAAATCTCAGGATGTAGATCTTTGAAAGATGATGTATCTAAATATGGATCTAAGTTAATGTAAGGCTTTCCGCCAATTCCTCTAATCATGTAGATATTTACCGTTAAATATAGCTATGAGTAACAACTTTGAATATTACTATAACACAGTTCCCGGAAAAGGTCAATGCCGAAATAATCTAATATACACTAGTTTGATTAGTAAGGATAAAAAGACATTTTGCCAATGGTACTATAATGATGAGCAATATCATGGCGGACACAATCAAGTAGTTGATCCTGACCTAATGGAAGAAAAATGGTTACGTGAGATTAACTTTATACAAGAAATGGAAATGCACTATCCACAACATGTTCCAGAAATACAAGATATTGACTTTGTTAATAGAAAATTATTTTTAAAGATTGACGGTCCTGATATGTGGGAACTTGCCGGCTGTGAAGGAAAAGACTATAGTGTAGTTGACAATTGGGAACAGCAAATGCTTGATATTATCGAAGCACATAAAAACTTAGGTATATACAAGTATAGTATGCACCCTAGCAGTTACTTTGTAGTAGACGGAACATTAAAAAGTATTAACTATTTTTTCTGTTATAAGGATAATGATCCTGCAATAAGTTTACGCAGTGTAATGAGTCATATTAGTGAGGATCGTCAAGCAGACTTGTTTCCTAAAATGACAGCGGCAGGTATTGATGTTAATACTCCTACTGAACATGTTAAAATACAACAACTAGCATTTGACAGTTTTAAAACAAACTTCCCAGATAGTACTATGGAAAAGGCAAAACAAATATATGCAGCCTAAATTAAAAATACTTGATGTGTTCTATGGAAACATGTGTAACCTTACCTGTACTCAATGTGATGTGCGTAGCGATATATTTAGGAAAGGCGAGTATGACAAAGATTTAGAAAATATCAAAGAAGGTATAAGACTTGCAAGTGAGAAGTTTGAAATTGAAAACTATACATTGCTAGGTGGAGAGCCTCTTTTGTATATGGACCGTATTGTTGAACTAGCAAAATACATTAGGTCTATTGCACCTAACACAGTTATCATGTGTCCTACCAATGGAGCATTATTATCAAAGAATAAAGAATGGTGTGTAGAGTTAATTGAAAAATATAAAGTATTACTAATTGTTAGCGATCACTTTGCACAGTTTGAAGATAAGAAATTATCAAATAGAGTTAGGCAGGCAGCGATAGAAGTTCAAGAGAAAATTCAATTCCCGCAGTTAGATGCTGTAGACTGGTTTTACGAAATATTTGATTTTAATAATGAAAAGCAAGATCCTTTGTTTCAAGGTTGGCTTGACTTGTTAAGTATTACACACGAAGATGTAAACTATGGATTAGAAAACGATTTGTTTTTCTTAAAAGAAAGACACGGCTTATACTATAAACAGTATGGTGTGTTTCAAAAACATCATTACATTAATGAATTTGGAAAACCTAAACCATACAACGAAGGCGATCCTGAATCATCATATAAAAGAGGTTGCTGTAGTCCATGGTGTACATATATGCATGACAAGAAGTTATGGAAGTGTGGTTCATTAGGAACACTGCATAGATTCTTATCACATCATAATAGTTTAGATGATCCTGATTGGCAAATGTATTTAGAATACAAACCATTAGATTTAGAAACTTGTACAGACGAAGAAGTAGCACAATTTAACTTAGACAAATATAGATCAGTTAAGCAATGTCAAATGTGTCCTAAGAACGGTGACGACTTTACTAAAACACCAGAGATGGTTTTGCCTAACAAGAGAAAAATAAATGTACAAAGTATCTAAATGGAACGAGCTACTAGACTTATCTGACTTTTACGCAGAAGCAGAGAGTAGAGGATTTAAAAATAACAGTAGTCAAGCAGCAATGATCGATTGCTTTCGCAATGAACGCGAGTGGGAAGCATGGATATTATACCAAGATGATAAAGCCATTGGAAGCGTTGCCGCACACAGCTTTGACGATGTTATGCCTGGAGGTTATCGTATACTTACAAGAGTTTGTACGTTTGCTGAAGCACGTAAAACAACAGGACTTATTACACCTAAAAGACTAGTTGCTGAACATCAAAACCTAACAGACCAATTCTTACTTCCACAATGTATAGAGTGGGTAGGTAATAGAGGAAAAATGTATGCTACAAGTAATAAAAGCAAAGAAGCAAGTCAACGCCTAGTTCACAGTTATTACTTTCCTACATTAGAAAAAATAGGAATTGTTAGCAGAGTAAAAGATGTGCATTATAGACACACAGATCAAACTGTATGGGAAATACATGCTGATAAGTTTTTGGAAAACTTAGAACGTTATCCGAGATGGGTCTAAGTTAGGATTTATTCTTTCTAATTCTTTGCGTACAAAGGGTGTACATTTCCAAACAAATTCTATATTCTGTACATTAGGATTTTTTAACCAAAACTTAACTGCTTCTAAAATCTCTGTATACTTAATATGGTTATCGCTTGTAAATGCTGTAGGGTCTTGGAAGTTAACATCTGTTTGTTCAATAAAACTTAGATCAAGGTGTAACACAGGACAAGTGTCTGGTTGTAAATTATGTAACCTACATGCTTCGTATAGTGCTTCTTTGTCTTGAACATAGTCAGTAGGAATAAGTTCAGGATACATTCTACTAATACTACCCATTACTATCATTTTACCTACATGGTCTTTTAGTGCATGAAACAGTTTTAATTGTTGTTGATCTCTATAAGCATTGTTAATAAACAAGTCAGCACCTTTTGCTGCTTCAACTACTTTATCAAAATCTTTATCAATATCGTAACCATTAGAACGTGATAAACCTTCTCCTTGAAAATAGGCATGAAGTATTTTACCAACTCCGCTTGTGTGTCCTGTAATTACTGTTTTCATATTGTAAATCTAATTTCGTTGATTGTACTGTTTTCTAGCCAATAGTCTATTGTGTTATGTATTGTTTGATATTCTTTTACTGCTGTTCCTGTTAGTGTTAGTAGTAATATGTCTGCCTTGCATGTATCACGAGATTGAGATATCTCAAGTACTCTTTCACGTAAGTTCTTTTTATCTAAACTGTACACAGGCATGTCAGGATCAGGTGAATCTGCTGCAATACTACCACTTACTATAATTTTTATGTTGTAGTCTTTTAGTGTTTCTATATAGTTTAGTTGCCTACCATCTGCGTAAGCATTGCAAATAAAAACATCACAAGTTTTAGCAACATCAACTACTTCATCAAATAAACTGTTTTTACCAAACTCTTTTACATCAGCATTTTTAAGTTTGAAATATGCTGAAAGTAGTTGCCCTACTCCTTTTGTTCCGCCTAATACTACAACGTTCATTCTACCCTCGGACCGTTTGCAATAAAAAATGCAGCAATCCACTTGGCTCCTTTAGTAATTGGCATGCCTTCATGTATTGTCATTTTGTTTATTTTTTCATCTTCATAGTCGTACTCAAAGTACATCATTCCTCCTTTTTCAGGAGTAACACAAACACCTAACTCTGGAAACTTACATTCGCCTCCGTCATATCCATCATTTAACCAAAATATTGCAGTTGCTTTTCTATCACCTCCTTTTGCGTAATAAGCAATGTCTTCTGGTGTGTATGGAAAGTCGTGGTGCAGTCCAAAGTATTGGCCTGTATCGTATCTATAGATATCCCCAGCTTCAATATGACTGTCAGGTATTTTTAATACTTCACAAATTTTATTTCTAAAAAATTGTCTATCTTCAGTTGAGGTGTCCCAACTAATACTACGTTGTTCTACTTCCTCAGTAATTTGTCCGTATGTTTGTTCTCTAGATTCTAACCCTGCATTAGGATTCATTCCTAGTTCTGTATATTTTTTAACAAACTTATCACAGGTTTCATTATCTACAACATCTGTGTAAACAGAAATCCACGGGTGATCTAAATATAAAATGTTTTCCATTACCATGCGTTCCATATATACTTAGGCACTGTTCCACAATTTGTTCCGGCGTGCCAAATCTTTCTATCTTCCCACTCGTAAGTTGCACCTTGTGGAATATTATAAAATGTATCATTACCAGCAATAAAAATATGCCCCCATTGCGGACTACCTATATGGCAATGATATCTAGGACAATCAGGAATGTTTTCTTCGTTGTCATGTACGTCCCAATGAATAGGTGCAAAACGTCCTGGGTGTATTCTACTTATCCACACGTTTTTACAGTCTAATCCGTAAAACTCGTTCCAAGCATCAACTATGCTTTGATCAAATTGTTTACCTGGAATAAACATATCCCAACCTGCTGTGCCACCTTCGTGTACAGTTTTAATGCCTGCTTCTTCCCACATATCTAATATAGGATCTAGTCCAGGAATAGTGTCACCACGCTTATGACTAGGTCCTACAAACTCAGGTTCGACACTTGCACATTGTTCTATTACACTATCCCAATCAATAGTATTACATACACCTAAATGCTTCATTTGTTTGGCCTTCCTAAAAAATGAAACAAGTATTGATGATGTACACCCATACAAGTTCCTGCATGATAGCTTCTATAACTATCCCATTCCCATATTTCGCCTTGTGCTACATTATGAAATGCTTGTTCTTCTAACACTAGTACATTACCCCAACGTGGCTTGTCCATAAAACATACCCAACGTTTAAGTTCACCTAGTTTTAACCATTCTTCTTCTTTATCTTCTACGTCCCAATGATAAGGAACATTGTTACATGGAGCAACATCACTAACAAACACTCTTAAAGGCTCTGCATCTATAATTTTAGCAAACTTGTTTTGTATCTCAATATCGAAATGTTCACCTGGATAATAATCCCACCATTGAATCTCATCTAAATTATAACCTGCTTTATCCCAAGTATCAATTACATTGTGATATGAGCCTAGTAATTCTGGATTGTCTCTCCAGTTACCTTCTGAACGATCTACAACTGTCTTAACTGAATTATAATCGCCAGTGGTGCATTTAGCACACAGATCAACTATAGGATCCCAGTCTATAACATCTTTAGTTGTACCAACTAGTTTAGCCATCTCCAAACAATTCCTTGTATATGTAACTCATGTTTTCATCTCCCCATAAAACATGTTCTCCTAGACTACGCTTAAACATAATTTCTAAATTGACCTTGTCGTCAATTGGCTCACCTGTTTCGTCTAGTCTAAATTGTGCTGTGTCGTGTATAATACCTTGCATATATTTTTGCTCAATGAAAGGATCGTCAATAGGAACACAGCCGTACCAATCAATTGCTTTCATTTGTTTTGTATCTGTAATATAGTGACAGTGTGGATACATTGTTAACTTGTAGATACCTTCATCATACTGGTCAACTATAATATCTCTAATTTGTCTACGCCACATATACTCAGGCCACTCTTTAATTTCAGGATCATTAATTATTTGGTTACAGCTCTTGCCATACCATTTAATATAAATCTTTTGATTTTTGTAATCAATGTCTTTAACTTCTGGTGCATACTTTTTATCTTTAAAAAGATCTAAGTATGTTAGTTCGTTTTGAACAAACCAATCAACAACTTCTTTAGTGTAAAGTGGCCTTGGTTTGTTTTCCATCTTTTGATATTCGCTATCAACATTATAATTCTTACAAAAAGTTGTTCCGTCTTCACTTATAAGAGGTTCATAAGTTTGCTGAGCCATACACGGCCAGCCTTCTGGATCTAGTTTAAGATATGGTTGCCATTTAGCGTTCAAGTTTTTGTCTCCAGTATTCTATGGTTCTGTCTAAGCCTTCATCTAACGTAACTTTAGGCTCCCAACCTAGTTTTTCTTTGATCAGTTTATTGTTAGAGTTTAGCCAATAAATTTCTCCTGCTCGGAATAATTTTGTGTTCCAGTTAATAGGTCCTGTGTATCCAATCTTTTCTGCAATAAGCTCTGCATAGTCTTTAATCTTAATAGGATTGTCAGGACCAATTGTAAAAATTAATCCGCTATTGCATTTGTCTGGATTAGTAATTACAGTTTCCCATGCATCAAGCATATCAGTAACATATATAAAATTACGATAAGGTTCTGCATAACCTAAGTTACATTCTTTACCTTCAAGCATTTGGCTAATAATCTGCTCTGTAACAAAATAGTCATTGTCTTTTCTACCATAGCAGTTAGTTTGTCTAAATGCAGTAAAAGGTAGATCTAAACAACGGTTTGCATATTCTAAATATTTTTCACACCCGTACTTTGCTACCGCATATGGTGCATTAGGGTTAGGTTGTGTGTTTTCGTCAAACGCTATAAATTTTTCTGGTATACCATCTTTTTCAACTTCGTCTGAAATAGGTTGCCAACCATATACTTCCATTGTACTAGCAAACACAAAATTCTTTAAACGCTTTATCCTTGATGCTGCTTCAATTAAATTTACAGTTCCAACATAGTTAATTTCACTAAATGTAATTTGCTCATAAAAACTTTGTTCTACTTCAGTACGTGCAGCAAGGTGTACAATTTGATCTGGGTTAACTGCAAGTACTTCGTCTGCAACTGCTTTATGATCTCTCAGGTCACTACGCATGTGATGTATGTCGTAATGTTTTAACCTTTCAGTTAACGCTTGACCGATAAATCCAGAGGAACCTGTCATTAAAATTTTCATAGTATTACTAACTCCATTTGTTGTGGTACTGGGATTATTGGCACCAAGCCCTTTTCAATATCAAACTCTATGCCTTGCTTAACAACTTTTACATTGCTAATAATTTTTGTGTTATTTGCTGCCCTGTTTAACCAAGGACTTAAATGTTTATCAAACTCGTATCGTATGTTTCCTTTGACTCCTGCAATTCTAACATGTTGCGGATCATTAATAATATTTTTAGGTAGTAATTTTCTTACAACTAACTGCGCTCTTATCTCAGCACCTATATTCATAGCAGTGTGTGGAACACCAGCATCCATGTCATACCATTTGCCGTCAAGCACAGTCTTAAACATTTCTTCTTTTTCTAAATCAATAAGGTAGGCTTCATCTCCGCAAAGATTTAAATGCCAACGATTGTCAATGTCTGCATGTGATGTATAACAACTAGGCGATTCTAAAATAATAATTCTTCCTTGTCCTTTAGGTTCTGGCAAACTATTCCAAATAGTTTCCCATGCTGTTCCTAAGAACTCCGGCTTCAACTGCCAAGGATCATAAAAGAAGCTGCCAGTTTGCTCAGATATATCAAACTTTCCAATATCATACACATCGCCCATTACGCCTGCTATATCATCTAAAGATACTGTATATTTGGTATTTTGGATCATATGCATATTTACCGGAACTAAATTAACTGTGTACATAACTTGGTAAATATGAATATGCGTAAAATAAAGATTGACGATGTGATCTTACCAATGGATATAAAATGGAAAAACGTTGGTATTAGTTTAAGTGGTGGAGCAGATAGTGCATTACTTGCATACTTAATTTGCCAAAACCTACATGACAACTGTAAAGTACACATTAGTACACAGGTTAGAATGTGGAAATCACGACCATGGCAAGAGCATATTTCAGCAGAAGTATTTGATTGGTTTGTAGGACATTTTCCTGATCTTGAGTTTGAAAGACACGTTAACTTTATTCCACCTGAACTTGAAGAGCCACATACCACTATGATTAAAGATGAAAATGGCAAAATGAAGTCAGGTAACAGAATTATACTAAGATCGTTCAACGAGTACCTTGCACACAAAGTAAACTTAGATGCATGGTATGCAGCCGTTACACTAAATCCTGATGTAGAATTTGACGGTGCAATGAGTGATAGACAAGAGCCAGCAATAGATGCTATAATGACACATATGGGCGTAACAGTTTGTCACCCTTTTATTGCTAGTAAAAAAGATTGGGTCATAGGACAATACATAAAAAATGATATTGCTGAGTTGTTAAACATCACTAGAAGTTGCGAAGGTGACAACGATCAATATCCGGAAGTCTTCAAAGGACTAGATTATAAAACATACACACCCGGACAATATGTACCAACATGTAAGAAATGTTTTTGGTGTCAAGAAAGACAATGGGGAGTAATGAATGCCATGCAAAAGTAAAACATTTTGTATGCATCCTTTTACAGGATTAGCAACAAGAGAAGATGGCGCAATTAAGATCTGTTGCCGTAGTGCTCCTATTGGAGACATTAAAGACAACACACTAGAAGAGATTTGGAACGGCGACAAAATGAAAGAAGTTCGTCGACAGGTTATGAATGACGAACGTCCTGATGTTTGTGAGCCTTGCTTTAGATTAGAAGATCAGGGTGTACAGAGCTTACGACAGCGTCATACAGCAGGAGTAATACCTGAAGCAAGGATCAACTTATACCCAGACGCATTAGACGCACTAGAAGATGATTACAGTATGCCGTTTGAAATGCCTACTATGGAAGTTAAACTTAATAATCTATGTAACTTAAAGTGTCGTATGTGTAACCCATTAGATAGTACACAATGGAAAGACTGGGACCAAGTTACAGAATTTTATAAAAAAGAAAATAACTTTCTTATACCTACAGTTAATAAATTAGTAGACACACCAGGCAAGTATATTGATGCATTTAATGATACAGACAACTGGTGGAAGTCTTTTGAAAAACTACTGCCGCACTTTAGACGTGTAGAGTTTGCAGGTGGAGAACCTTTAATGGATCCTCAGCACTATAAAATTTTAGATATGTTAGCACCATACGGTAAAAATATCGAAATCAAGTATGCAACAAACGGCACCACACTAGGAATCAAAGGCGGACGTACAATACACGATTACTGGCCTAAGTTTAAAAGTGTTGCAGTTAATGTTTCAATTGATGGTGTACATGATGTATATGAATACATCAGAGGAAACGGTAAGTTTGAAGAGATTGAAGAAAACATTAAGATAATGAAAACTATACCAACAGTAAGTAGAATAGTTGGAGCATTCACAGTACAAGCAAACAACATAATGCAAATAGATAAAGTAATAGAATACTTCATGGAAAACATGGACATCATTTTCTATAGTCATAGGGTGCAATATCCAAGAGCGTTATCAGCACAATGTATTCCGCCAGATCTAAAACAAAAAGTTATTGCTAAATTAGAAGCAATGAAAACAAAAGTGTTAGATTACAAACTTGTTAAAAGTGACGAACGTATTAAGGACTTTACACTAACGCAAATTCAGGATAATATTAACTTCTTAGAAGCAGATGATCTACACAACGAACTATGGCAAGACTGCATTAATTTTAATCGCAACTTAGATAAGAGTCGTAAACAAGGACCATTTGAAGTTATTAATCCGGAGTTTGCTCCGTATGTTTAAAATAGCGTCTAGTTATGATCGGCAAAACAGCGTTCATGTTGAGTGGAATCTTGGCAAACGTTGTAACTTTGATTGTAGTTATTGTCCAGCAGAAATACACGATAACACTAGTCCACACACAAATATTAAAGTATTAATAGATGCAGTTGATGCACTAGCTGAAACTGGTAAATCAATGCGTGTAAGTTTTACAGGCGGTGAACCGTGTGTACACCCACAGTTTACAGAACTAGTTGATCATGCAAGTCAGCGTGTTGACTGGATCAATGTAACTACTAACGGAACACGTACAGCAAAGTACTACAGTGACCTTAACGTAAATCATATTGTGTTTAGTTTGCATGTAGAAGATGACGAGCATTGGAGAAGATGTGCAGAAACTGTGTTAATGTTTTCTCAGATAAATGAAGGATATGCATCTCCGCAAAAGCCATTTCAAGTTAATTTAATGGCACATCATAAATTTATGGATAGAGTAAAAGAGTGTGCTACAATGTTCGACGGACACGGTATTCCTTATGTTGTAAGACGAATAAGATGGACAGAAGGTGACCATGATGTGTTTGATGATTTAAAATATGAAGGTAAAGACTTAGAATGGATATTGTCTAAAACATCTACTGTAGAACCTAATGTTATTATTGATGATAAAACTAAAATGCATGCCAACGATATTATCAAAAAACATCTAAATCAATTTGAAGGTTGGAAATGTAGTGCAGGTATCGAAAGCCTAATGATTAATTGGGACGGTGAAGTTCATCGTGCTACTTGTAGAGTTGGTGGAAGTATAGGTAACATTTATGACGGCAGTTTTGAACAACCGGAAGAGTGGATAACTTGTACTCGTAAGTGGTGTACTTGTGCTGCTGATATACCCCTTACTAAAGTAAGTGATCTAGTTCAGTAAATATTTTTGCTGCATCTAGTCCACGGATTGCATCTAACTTATTAACGTATTCTTTAAAGCCAGGTAACATATGACTGTTATCACAACTATCCATATGCTTTAATAATCCTTCCCATTGACGCCATCCTTTAGGATTGTGTTTCCAAAACTCATCGTCTTGTGTAAAGTTATCCCATAACCATTGTTTTAGTTCAGCAAACTTTTCACGTACTTCTTGCTTGTCTTTTTCAGGCAGTATTGTAATATTTAAGAATGTTGGTATGTGTACTAGATGTGCATTTACAAGACCGCCACCCATAACATGTCCGTCAATTAAACCAACATTCATCTTTTTAAAATTACTGTTAACTTTCCATTTAATAAATTCAGGTATAGTTTTTATATTGAATATTTGCACTGCTGTTGCAATACTAACATGAATGTTATCTGGTGTGTTGTCTAGCATGTGTAAAGTTTTTTCAACTTGATTAAAGTCTGTTGGAAATCTAATATATTCATCACGCTTTTTATATGAATCAATACTTACAGCAAACTTAACTTTCTTAAACTTACTCCATATATCAATTAGTTCTTCGTCAACTAGTAAACCATTAGAATTATATCTTACTAATATTTTATCTGCATACCCTTGTTTAATAATTTCTTCTAGAAAGCGTTTATGCTCTCTAATCATTAATGGCTCTCCTCCTGCGAAATATACTTGCTTCAGGTAAGGTATTTGTGCATTAAGCTCTTGCCAAAAAGTATCTTTTTCATGCCATTTATTATTAAAAAGTTTTCTATCCCACTGCATTTGTCTTTTAACTTCTGGGTCTTGTAGCACAGGAATAAGTTTTTTATGGTCCGCAACCCACTTACTACTGTCGTGAGGGCTACACATTACACACTTAATATTGCATGTATGTCCTAATCTTAGATCCAGATATTGTAATTGTTCAGGTACGGTTCCGTCTTCTTGTGTTTGTGCAATAAGCTCTGGTATATCAACACCTTCGTCATTTTTCCACGTTGCACTTTCCCATATACGTTTGCTAACAATACCTTGTGATTCTTCTTTGAAACAGCCTTTACAACTTGCAGGAATTTCTCCACGTAACATTGTTTTACGCACACTTTTCATGTAATCGTTATTCCATGCTTCCATAGGAGTGTGTTTACCAAAGTTTGCAGGCTTGCCATCTTCCATCTTTACAAGTCCTACTTCATGATCGTCACCTGCACCACTTGCATTAGATGTACAGCATAATCTCATATCACCATTTGGTCTAGTTGCCATGTGTATCCAAGGTAACACACAAAATGATTTTGTAGATGCTTCTGCAAGTTCTCTTTGGAACTTACCTAGTCTGGTATCTTCTTTGTCGTAGTACCAAGTCATTACAGCATTTCTCTTTCTATAAATTGATCTTGTGGTTGAGAGATATCAAAAGTTTTAAACTTACCACATGTTCTTGCACACATAAGCATTTTATCTTCGTTCCACTTTTTCTTCCATATGTTTTGCCATACGTCAGAACTTATAATATTTTTTATTCCTTTTGTTGCATCAAGATTTTGTATACCACCAAAGTCGCTTATCATTTTATTGTATTGGTTACGCAACATGTCTACTACATCTTCACAAATATGTGTAGGATCGTAAAACGTCATTGGCGTTTGTGCTAACCAACAACAAGGTAATAAAGTTTTAAATCCGTCAATATAAATTTCTTTAATCTTTTGTACATGACAGTCTATCTCTGCTTCATCTAACACTGACTTATAATCATCAATTACTTCTTTAGGTAAAAAATGTGTTTCAGTATCAGATGGTGCTTCTAAACTGTATATAGGTATTCTATTTTTGTCCCACACATCATACTTAGGTTCAACTAAAAATCTTGATGTGTTCTTAACTGTGAAATCTTGAAAGCCTACTTCCTTTGCAATCTTTCTACATTCTTCTACTTGGTGCTCGTTGTGTTTAAATTTGATATAAGTCCAGTTAGCACGACCACCTGCTTCAATAAATGTTTTTGCATTTTCAATAATCTTATTCCAGTCAGTGCCAACTCTATATAATTTGTGAGTGTCTTCTAAACCGTCAAGTGCAAAGTACACACAATGATCTTGTGGTAAAGACTGTGCTAGTTCTGTCCACCATTTTGCATTTCTTAAACTACCGTTTGTGTGAATTCCTATTGCAGTTTTAGGACTTGTTTCTTTTGCGTACTTACACATTTCAACAAGGTTGTCATTAAGTAAAGGGTCGCCAAAGTTTCCGCAAAAGTATATACGGTCTACTGTTTCTAATACTTCTTTGTTTATAATAGTTTTGAAATCTTCTAATGTCCAACCAACAATTTTTAGTAATGGGTTTTCAATACCACTGTGTATATTACGTGAACACATAGGACACTTGGCTTGGCAATTTGTTGTCAGCTCAATATGTATTGTTTTAAGATCTGAAAAGTCAAACATTAAAATCTTCCTATAAGCATGTAACGTGTATATTTGGGTAATTCTAATTGATCTTTAACTAGCACAGTGTTTAATTTAGATTTCTTTTTAAAACTATCAAGGTCTCTTGAACAATTTAAATGTTCTTCTAGTTCAAAGTAGTTATTAGATTGTAAAATTACTTCTGAACTCTTTGGCACACGTTTTGCCCACTTGTTATATTGTTGCTGTGTAAGATGTTCGCAACTTGTATTAATAACCATGTAAGGTTGATTGGTATATTCATACTCACACATGTCAGCGGTAACTGCTGTGAATCGCCCTTCCATTTCTTGACGTTTATTAATTGTGGTTGCTGTCTCTGCACACTTAGGATCAATATCAACACTTGTGATATGCTTGAAACCTATTGTGCTGTTAAACAATAAATTTGCTAATACTCCGTTCCATCCTCCGAATATGACACAACTAATATTGGACACATGATGATTTCTTTGTAATGTTTCGACTAACCATTCTTTAGATTTTAATTGTCCACCCCAAAAACTTTCAAGTGTACGATCTCTATCTTCGCTATTGCGAACTGCATCCATCCAAAATTTTATATCTTCTATTTCAACTTTCATGTAGTACCTTTGGTATCTTGCTGTCTGCACTGCTTACACAAGAGCTAGTAATGCATTTAGATGGTGTCTTAAACAGCGTAAAACCGCCCTGTAGCGTTCCTAAAGGGATATCGCTGCAACTATATGCTCTCTTAACTTCATCACCCCTTATAATGCAGCTTTGATACCCTGCATTGCAATGCCAATTTTTAAACTTGTTGAAGTTAAATGCATTCATTCTTTCTGCTTGATCCAATCCGTAATGGTTTCCTTTGGCATCTTCCAAATACATTTGCATGACTTGTTCGCCTTTCCAATTTTGTGGAAAGCCTGTTTGTAACTTATCAATTTGCTCATCTGTATAACCATCAACTATTCTAGACGCGGTAGGGTCGGACTGCGGTTTAAGAGTGACGTTAATTCCTTTGTCTGCGAATCTACTACAACGCTCATAGTATTCTTCAAAGTGTTCAGGAACCATAACTTGATTAATTGTAACAAATACTCCTCCCTCCATGAGTTGCAAACATCTATCACCAAAGTCTTTTTCGTTTGCAAATTCTGCGTGATAACTTGCAGTGATGCTTCGACGTGTTAAGTGACTGGTGTTGTCTATAAATCTTGCCCACCATTTCTCACCTGGACTTAAATTAGTTGTAAGGTGTATGCTTTGATACTTAGCCTCATCGTCATTTGCATAGTATTCAACTAGGTCACCAAACTTTTTATATGCTGTTGGTTCTCCTCCACTGAAACTAAAATGAAACTCAGTAAATCCGTTTTCTCTCGCTTGTCTTTTAATTTCATCTATTGCATTTGTATACACTTCAAAGTCTTGATGATCCGGAACATTTGAATTTGCATACGGCCAACAGTAACTACAACTGTAATTACAAAAGCGACCAAGTATCCAACTAACGTTGAATAGTGGCTGTTTTAGCATTGTAGTTTGTCCGAACTTAACAATGTTGTGGAACGGAATAAGAGTAAAATCATTCATTATGTACGTATTTAACCACTTTAATAGTTGACTTTTGCAGTCTAGGCTTATATACTATGACTGTTGAGAAGACTCTCGGCACAGATTAAAAGGAAAAATAAATTATGAGTACACACGTAGAATCACTAAAATCAGCATTTGAGACGTTTTTGGAAGAAAACGAAAAATTTGAAAACGGCAATGGAGCAGCAGGAACCAGAGCCCGTAAAGCATTACAAGAAATGACTAAAGCCGCAAAAGAACGTAGAAAAGAAATCACTGATACTAAAAACGCTAGAAAAAACGCAGCAGTATCACAGTAACCCACCCACTGGTAGGGCTACGTGGTGTAGCCCTACAGTATTTTACATAAGGAAATAAACAGTTGACAGAAGTAAAACTAGTATCGTATAGTCGAGCAACAGAAGAATTTGAAAACGAAGGGTTAACAGACCTACAAGAACTAATTGCATTTTGTGCAAAGGTATCAAATCCACAAGCACAAATTAACACAGAAACAAGCGAACGCTTAATCAAATATCTAATTAAACATCAACATTGGTCACCTTTAGAAATGGTTAATGCTGTACTAGAAATCAACACAACTAGAGATATTGCACATCAAATTGTGCGACATCGTAGTTTTGCTTTCCAAGAGTTTAGTCAACGTTACGCTGATCCTGCAGAGATGGGTAATCAGTTTGTAACACGTGAAGCACGTTTACAGGATACAAAGAACAGACAAAACAGTATTGAGATCGATACTGAAAGTGACTTACACTACGAATGGCAAATGAAACAACAAAGTGTCATTGACAAAGCCAAGGAAGTTTACGAATGGGCAATTGACAACGGTATTGCAAAAGAACAAGCCCGTGTAGTGTTACCAGAAGGTCTAACCAAAACACGCCTATACATGAATGGAACAATTAGAAGTTGGGTACATTATATTCAACTTAGAGGTGCAAACGGAACACAAAAAGAGCATATGGACATTGCTATAGCGTGTGCTAAAGTCATCTCAGAAATATTTCCTA